CCGAAACAACACCATTTATTGTATCTGATTTTGTTAGATTCGTAAAAACGAATTTTGACAAACTACTACCAGGGTGGCATCGTGTCCGTCCAGTTAGCTTTGATTCTTACATTGAGAACTCGAATGCAACACCAGCGGTCAAGAAGATTCTAGTTAAAAAAGAACTAGAAATGCGTGCCGAAGGTTTCGACCGAGACATGATCCCATCAAATTTGGCTTATATGTGGACTAGTAGATCTGCATTTATAAAAGTAGAAAATCAATTGTATTCTTCCCCAGCAGAATTGTCAGGGTTCAGAATGCCAGGTGAGTTGGTCACTGGCCAGGCAAACATTGATTTTAATAAGCCAAAAGCTCCTAGACTAATTCAGGGTGCCAGACCTGAATTTATCGTTAGTACCGGACCGTTTTTTATGGCGGTTCAAAACATGGTGAAGAAGATATGGAATAAGAATTTTCCAATTTTCTTCACAAGTGGATCCACAATGACCACTGTATCACAGCATATTCAAAAACATGAAGGGCTGTGGTTGGAGGACGATGTTGGATCATTTGATGCGTCAATATGCCCGAAAATCTGCGATCTGGAGTCGTGGATGACGCGCAAATTTGGCGCAAGCCCATTGGTTAATCAGCTGTTTGAGTCAAATTGTAACACTCACGGCTATACATCAATGGGGATCAAGTATAAGGTACCCGGAACAAGAAAATCCGGAGATCCATTCACATCATTGTATAATTCGATGTTGAATGCGTTTATGCACATTTGGGCTTATTGTACATTAACGGAGAAAACAGTAACACAAGCTCTAAGTGAAACTAAAATTATCGTCCAGGGTGATGACAGCGTATTTCGTCATCCTGGTGAGAAATTAGACTTCGCTTGGTTGCTAGCATTGATAGGATTCGAATGTGTAGCATTGTACAGATCGTCACTGTATGATGTTGAATTCTGCAATAATATATTCTATGAAACAGACCAAGGCTTCTTGTTTGGTCCTAAGCCTGGGCGCGTGTTAGCGAAGCTCGGGTATTTCATAAATCCACCACTCAATGAAAACCCATTGGCAATGTTGCGTGGAGTAGCTATCGGATTGCTGACGGCTGCTTCTTACGTACCAATTTTGAGTGAAGTGTGCGAGAGAATATTGACCCTTACACGGGGATACAAGGCGGTGTTTTTGAAACAATACATGTTGAGTTTTAAGTACACCCAGGCAAAGTTAATCGATGGCGACTATACTCTTTTGAATAGATATGGTATAGTTCCTGTAATGAAAGAAAAGATTATTAGAGATATGTGTGATCGCTTGGTGGGCTTTCACCCGTATACAGAGCTTCTGTTTGATCGCGATACTGAAGCTGCCAAATCGATTTTTGTGGATTAGTGCATCTATTAGAAGATATGCTATGGTGTCTGTAGAGATGAGGCGCAATCCTTGGAACTTGCTCGCAACAATTGTGCTAGACCATCATAAGTAACACCTAGCGTGCCGAGCGTAAGCGTGAGGCGGAATAGTCGTAACCCGAAAGGACCGACTATGAGCTGTTGACCACACGTCTAGATGTTTACGTCGTGCCGAATGTATAAGTCGGCGGTACAGTTGCGGAGTTTGATTAGTGGGATGCTCAGACCACGTTCCATCATGAGTAAGCTGTGTATCAGCAAATTTACTAGGTAAAGCTCTGGCCTGTATCTTATTGAGAGCAACTGATCGATCGTTAGTAATACGCGTAATTGCTACAATTTATGCTATACCAGCACTAGCAACCTGGACCTAACAAAAATGTCTACTATCATATCTGAGAAGATTGTATCTAACACGAAACCTAAC